TTTTTCGAAACGAGGTCAAGGTTGCGTTTCGCATTATCATAATTTGCCCCGGCAAGCTCCAATTTCATCTTATCCGCCGCGCTTCCGGTAGCCGAAAACTGCTTTTCCGCTTCTTTTAGTGAGGATTTTGCCTTGTCAGTATCCACCTTCAAGGTGATTTTGTTCCGGTTCAGTTCGTCCAGCTTCTGCATGGTGCCGGTCAAGTCTTTATTGAAAGAAGAGTTCGCATTTCTCATGGTTGTCACTGCCTGCGTGAAGTTATCCTTTGCGCTGATTGCAATACTGATATCTCTGGCCATTTATTTGCTCAACTCCTCGTAAAATTTTTCCATAAAGGCCCTTACCACAACCTTTTCACCTTCCGGCAGGTTGTAATAAGAGCCTGGCATAATGTTCTTATCCCGGAAAAGCAGGTACATCAATCCCGTTTCCGGGTCTTCCTCTATTTTTTTTTAATCTCTTCCAAGGTATCAATCCGGTATCCGCTGAGTTTTTCGATTTCTCTGGAAAGGTCCTCAATTTCACCGGGGAGAAACATTCTTTTGATGAGCTCAGCCGGTGTATCCGCACCGTATTTTCCCCTTAATTCGAGGGACTTCAGGTCCGGGGATTTTACGCCTGCCAGCACGGTAAACACCGCCATGTCTTCCCCGCTGTGGGACTCTCTAATTTCTGCAACTCTGCTGTAAGAAAGCCCCTGAATCGTGAAAATGACGTCTGCTTTGCATTCTTTACTCAGACGTTTCTGCTTCAGCTCTTTTTTCGGGGCATCCGGAACGTCCATTTTAAGCAACAGATCCAGTGTGTTATTCTGCTCCATGTTATTCCTCCGTAATTGTGTCAAGGTATTTGTAATCCGTATAGGTAAACGGATTCTCGGTACTTCCGGTCTTTCCGACTTCCCAATCGGCAAGGGTCAAATCGTCAAACGAAACGCCGGTAACGGAAACGCGCTCAGCCCCGTATGCGTCCGGGTCATCCAGTTTGGATATGACGGTACATCTAACATCCTCCCCGCGCTTCAGCTTATCACCGATCTTTATTGCCATGCGGCTGTTGCATTTATACAGTTTCAAACTTCCGGTCTGCTCAATGCTGGTGATTTTGTTATCTACCGCCATTTTTCCGGCCATCTGGATTTTTTCTTTGTTGGCTTTTACGGACAATTTACATCCGTAGCATTCTGAACAATATTCTCCGTCCATCCAGACTTCACCCCAGGTACCGGAAATTACTCTTTTTGCGCTATCCATGCTGTGGGTACCTCCTTAAATACTAAAATCAAGATCGACATCTTCAATCGTGTCGAGGATTTTCGCCTTACCGGACAAAAACACTTTTGCCCCGGTATCGGCATTTTTAATTTCCTGCTCCGACATTTTCGACGTGTCGATACTTTTGCTTTCCAGATAGTCCCGCTGTCTATCAATGTCCAGACCAACGGAAGAACTGTCTTTCTGTACCACGTCGTCCTGCTCCAACTGCTTCAGGTATTCGCCGATAGCGGTAATAAGAATGCATTTGTGGTCATAGCTGTTGCTGTACTTTCCGGTGTAGTTGTCCTGTATCTGCATCCTCACATCATCCTGGATCATATCAATGGCTTCAACAATTTTAATTTTCTGGAAAGACTCGTTTTCGGTTTCGGTCAAGGTCGTCAGACTGTTTACACCGCGGCCAACTTTGACCTTTTCCCCGTCGTGAAAAATAATAAGCTGACCGGCGTCTACTGCGGCGTCCATTGCGGTTCCGTCCAGCCGCTTCACGTCAAGGACTTCCGGAAGCGGGGCATAAGTACAGGAAATTTTGATAGGCGTTCCCGCAATCAGTCCCGCCATGCGCCCACAATAAGCCGCTGTAGAATAGACATTGCTTCCGACCTTGATTTCATCCGTTGTAAAATTAATGATTCCTTTATTATCCGCTGAGACGTCCGGCACAACCGCTTTTGTGGTTCGTTTGTCCGCTCGCTGCGCCTTCACCCACGCAATAATTTCAGCCGCCTGCGCGGCGGTACAGTCCGGAGGGCCGACCACATAATTGATTTTCTGAGTGGCAAAATACGCAAGAGCGGTGGAAAAATCCTCCGCACTGGTACCCAGCACATAAGCGATTACCTTACTCGGTTTATTGACATAGCCAATAAACACTTTCGAAAGGTAATCTTTATTCACTACGCTGAGTCCCGCCGGGATCTGTGTTTCCCCGGTCATAGTGTGAACCCCGGCGGTCCCTGCCGCAGAATCCAGCAAAATTGCCGCCACAACTCCGCGCGAAGCGCGCCGAACCACCGTAGCGGCAGCGTTTCTAAAACTGATATTAATATCAGGCAAACCCATAGTTATTCCTCCTTTAAGGTAAATTCAACTTCTTCCATCAGCGGTGCCGTATCCGCTTCATCGTCCCGGTCATCGAAAAATTCCAGCTGCAGGTCGACATATGATCGGTCAAAGTCGGAGCCTCCGGTACTTGCTGCAACCTTTAAGGCTCTGTCCCCTACCCGGATATACCCCTGTCGGAACAGATTCATCACTCTATCCTGGACTTCCATCAGGGCGCCGTCGTCACAGTTACCGAATTCATCCACCGCTTCAAAGTTTGTAATCGTGAAAAATGAAATCTGGCCCACGGTCCGGCGATTTGCGGGGCTGCTCCCGCCTGTAACGGCTTCGATAAGGTGACTCGGGCGTTCGAAATCTTCAGGGCAACGATTGATATACACGCATTCCGCATTCAGCTGCTTCACCAGCAGTTCATTGATTGCGTCCATGATCTGCCTTGTTGTAATCACCGTCAGCCCCCCAATTCCTTCACAATTTCATCCGCGAAATCCTCCACAATCCGGATCGCCTGTGATTCCACATTCCGGCGGGCGGCATCATAGAAATGTTTACCGTCCACATACGGAACTTTGATTTTAGGGCGGTACCTGTATTTCCCACCCCCGCGGTGTACCTTCAGCGCCCCCGGCTTTCTGACTTTATGGCCAGCTTCGTTATAGTTGGTGATTGCTCCTGGGCTGTTGCTCCCGGTCACGTCCTTAGTCGGCCTCACGGCGGCAT